CCCGGCTAAACATCCCCAGCAGGGGCAACTACACCGCCAAGAGCAATCCCCACCTTATCAAGTGCAACCCCGAACCCTTCAGAGGCACTTATACCCGCGTTCTGTGCATCTGCATATTTTTGGGTTGCTCCGGCAGAGTCCTCAAGTTTCCCGCTCGCTGTTGCAACCTGTTCACCGGTGAGTCCAATTGCCGCCATGAACTCTTCGGTTGATATTTTCCCGTCTTTGTTTGCGTCTGCCGACTCATCTATACCTTTTGCAAGCTCCTGCATGGCTAACCGGCCTTTAATACCCTTTTCTGAAAGTCCAATAAGAGCGGTTTCCATGTCTTTCATGGATAACCCGTTCTCTGCAAGTTTTGGCGCCATACGGGTAATAGCTGTACCAAACTCCGAGGCAGATACCCCGGTTGTCATGAACATGGTAGTCAGACCGTCTGTATATTGTGCAGCGTCAGCCACTTCAATACCGAATGCTTTAAATGCGGGGACTAATGAGTCAACGAGTGCAGCCCCAGGTGTGCCTATCGCATCGCCGAGGGTATCAAATGCATCCCCGGCAGCCTTTAAATCTTCGGTTGATTTCAGCCCGGCCTTTCCTAGCGCCTCAAAAAGAGCGGCGGATTCTTCTAAAGAGGTATCAGCAGAGTATAACCCATTTATGAGTACCTTCATCTCTTCGGCAGTATTTCCGGTTTGAAGGGCGGTAACTTGAGCGGCAGAATCCAAGGTTTTGAATCTGTCAACTGTAGATCCAAGCTGATCAGAAAGAACGCCAACACCGACAGCAACGCCAGCGGCAGAAGTTGCAAACCCGGTAAGTTTACTGGTGCTTTCGTTTATCCCCTCGGATAAGTTATCCTTTAATGATAATACGACAAATAATTCTGCCAGACTGCCTTCCATTAATCCTTTACTCCGTAAATTTCAATTACTGCCGAATACAGAAACACTAGCTCTTCTTCTGTGCAATCTTCAAACTCATGAGGGAATTTACCGAGTTTCTCACAGAGGAGGAACAACCACTTCCCACTATTGGTTTTTCCGAAATTTTCCGGCGAGTTCCCGCCCCTTCCCTACGTGCTCCAGGATGGATTTTATTATTTCACCCTTATCTGCCGCCGAAATACACCCTGAAACGAAGAACTCATAGTTCAGGGATGGATCGACACAGAGCTTACCAAGCAGGATTGATAATCGTGCGTAACTATCTGCGATAACATCAACCCCGGTTGTAATGGCTGCAATATCCGATCCTTTTGCCTGCATCTCTGTTCCAACCCGAAACACGTCGGCCTGAAGTTTTACGAGTTCAATGACTTCTGAGTCTGTAGGGATGTAAACTTCGATTTCAAGCCCATCATCCAGAGGCACAAAAAAGGTGTCTGAATGAGCTCTCCTCATCAGGCGCTGAGCTAGAGTCTGCATTTCTGAAGACTCAATGATTTTTTCCTGAACCCGTGCTGAAATCTCCGGGTTATCCGTGGTTAACTCTGCTGCTGTCTTCTTCATGTCATCCGTGCCCGCTGGATGTAATCAACGTCAAACGCGAAGGATTCTTTGTACATGTCTTCAGTAGGGAACGTCTGCCCGTAACTGTTAGCAGTTGCCCCAATCAAAAAGAACTTGTCAATTACAGCCGAGGAAGAATTAACCCGCTTTCCAACAAGACACCCGATCTTCTTAAACCCGGTACTCTTGTTAGACATGGTTTTCCACCCGCTTTTTGGCGAATCTGCCAGAACGTCACCAAACAGGAGCCCCACGAAATCTAGGGTATAGGTGAGCTGTTCCAGGGTTGCTGTAGATTCTGCCACACCGACAGTAACAAGTTTCGTAGACTGTCCGTGAACGGCCTCTTTCTTTGAACTGGCTTTCGTATCGGTCTTTATATCCTTGGAACTGGCAATGTGAGTGAGTCCGGTTGTTTCGATATCAACATAGTAAATATCACAAACTTGGCCCTCTGTGAGCCCGGTATAGTTGATAGAGTCGCACCCGTCTGCCTCTGTTGCTGCTGTAGTTGCCCCACCGAACCGTTCAAAAACTCCGGTGGGCACACCGTCAACTACTAACCAAACAGATCCAAACTCTGCCAACTTTGCGAGTGAAATTAGGTTAGCGCTCGCCTGTCCTGAAGAGACTGTAACAGTCTCCTGTGCGACTACACCGCCACCATACCATTTTACCTCAGTGCCTTTTGGCACATCAGCCGCTACTACGTCTGCCATTTTTCTTATACCTCTGTGAAACTAATCAATACATCTCTCGGAATATGATACCAATCTAACGGATGTGGCACCATAGTACCCCCGGTCACGGTTCGTTTGATAATATCATACGAACCTACGCCGGTTACTGTCCACCGCTCTACCCTGGTATCCGAATGTATCGGTTTGTGGAGAGCGGTTTTTACTGCTGCTGAAAGCGCTTCTACGTTTACCGGGCTTCTCATTCCCCCGTCAGCACGCGGGGGGTTGTCCCAACATGACACCTGCACGCGAACCTCGTTAAGTTTTCCAACCTCCCCGTTGGGCACATCAGACGTGAGATGAACCGATATGCACGGAAACGTAGGTGAGTTTGGTAATCCGTCAACATACACCCTGGTTGAAACCAGAGACGTGATCCCGCTGGTTGCAAGGAGTTTATCACGAACCATGAACTTAATCAGGCTGATGATATCACCTCAATCTGTTTCAGAAGCGCGCTACGCAGTTTTTCTTCAATCTTGTCTTTGTTCTCATCCCAGGCTGGACGGATAAACGGGTGTGGTTGGTTCCCGTGCCAGAGAACCGACTGCCCCACTTCAATCCCAAAAATATCAGCCCATTTCTGGCTTTTTACCTGCCACAACCAGGGAGTCTGTCTTCCCTGGCCGTTCTCGGCATAGATACCGGTTCCATACTCCTGATAAATCGCGTAGTTTATCGCGGACTCTGCGAATATCCCGGCCTTAACCAGGAGCTCTGTGTCCGTGCTATCGTCTTTTACCTGAATGCTTGGCTTGAGTTTTTCTGTATCTACAGGCGCTTTACGTGCCATCATATCCGCAACATCGCCCATGTTCTGAACCATTTCTTTACGGATAGATAGCACCGTGCCGCCCAAAGCCTCCAGTTTTTTGATGAGCGTGTCCATACCCTCGATCTCGACATTATCAGCCATCTACGGCCTCCAGGTCAAGGACCAGATGAGAAGTTCCCCTGGCAAGCGGAGCGGGTTTCACCGACTTTATCAGGTACGTCCTGGCATATGGAGCGGTTAAACCGACAATGGTTTTCCCCTCCACGGCTGCCGTGCTGGCCGGCACAATGCACTGAGGAGTTCTGGTAGTGTGGTATCCTGCATCCCCTTCGCGCTTATAATTAGGCGCTGGGGTGTCAAACCGGCACGCAATGGCCGTGTATACTTTTACGGTTGCCTTTATCCCTGCTATGTCGGCAGTACCAAGGGTCTCTGATGTCTCGAGGTTCGCCGAGTGGATTAGCATGGACGAAGGAAAACTCATTACGCATCAACCCGTGAAACAAGCGCACCAAGGCCTCCAGACGCCTCTGCCATAAGTATGTCCTCTGCTTCCTTCCTTAACTGGTTGATAATCGCTTCTGTGCCCCCCTTGTGAGAGTATCCCAAAATACTCACATCAAACGTCCCGTCAAACCGGTTTCGGTCTGCTAAAAGGCTTTTCGCGTATGCCAGGCAGGCTGTCTGTCCCGCCGTGGTAGAGATTGATAATCCGTGTGCCGCCACGAACGCATCTATCAGCCGATCCGCTTCTGCCAGGATGTAATCTATGATAGTAGAGTCCAGGCTACACCCTGTCATAGCGATAAAAAGATCTGAGGTTATTCGAGCCATATGAATCCTTTTCGTCCTCTCTGGTTTTGTGTGTCGATTGGAGTCATGGCAATTCTATGGGCTTTAATCCTCTGCTGATCGTTCATTTCGGAGGTTTGTATCCCCTCCTGATATGTTTTAGTTAAAAATTTTGCACTGTTGGTGGTTAAAACCATCAGTACTCAATCCTGCACGCGGCTGTAGCGTCAATGATACCAGTACCGTATCTCATGGTAATTACTCCGCCCTGTATCTGTTTTACCGGATCATCGTATCTCTTTACGGTGATATCCTGTCGGATAACGTTCAGAGCGAATTCGTCAACGTCGGCGATAATTGCGCCGAAATCTCCATCAGAATCATATTCCCATACATATGAGTTGTTACCGGTAGAGACAGCGGTTTCATAGGTATCAAGCCCTAGAATTCGGCCAATCTGTCCGGTTCTCATTACCTGCTCATACCCTACGCTGGTGGATACCGGCAGCAGGGAGCTGAGAACCTGGTATTCCATGTCAGGGGTGATGAGCATCTTGGTAGCTGAGCGGTTAACCTTGTTAACCATGCTCCGGGCCTTTGCAATAGCCGGAAGTCCAAGGTTTGAACCGGCACAGTCGTGCTCCTGAATGTTGGTTGCAGACAAACAAGCGAGAAGCGAGTCTCTATTAAACTTGTTCTCAATTTTTGCCCCTGCTCTCCGAATTTCCAGGGCAATGAGATCATAGTTTGAATCTGCCATCATCTCATCAGAGATCTGCGGCCTGGTCCCGATCTTCTTAATGGTTACGTCAACGGCGCTGTATTTCGCGTTTGTCGGTGGAACCTCTGTAGTTTCCGCGACTTCCTCAGCATAAGATCCGCTGGTGCTCTTCGGAATCTTGAGCCCGGACCCGGCTCCGAGGTTGATAGTCGGAATAAAGTTCCTCATTGCCTGGCGTGGCTCTGCCCCTTCCTTAATCGTCGCGAAGAATTCAGTCTGGATAAGATCTGTTCCTTCAATTCCTTCCATTGTGATAAGTTCACGAACAGGTTTCAGATCATACCCGCTTTCGTCTTTGTTCAGAACATAGTGCCCAAGTTCCCGCGGGATTGCTGCATCTACGTATCGTTTGAGTTCTCCCGGCCCCATCTCAAGAGCTCGCAGATAGGTAATGAGCCCGGTTGACCCGTGGAAGTTTGCTGCTGTTATCATGATGCGTTCCCCACTGTGAGCGGAATAGGCATAACAAGTACCCGTCCGGTTCCAGATGCTGCGATATCGTCAAGTGCCATACCAATTGTTTGATCCTTAATAGTCACGGTAGCACCTGAAGCAGTGAAATCAATCTCGTTGATAGTCCCACCAACTGCATTATCATTGCATTCTACCCAATGCCCAGCGTCAATGGTTGCTGTATCGTCTGCGTTTGCCATTTCGACAACACACCCGGCCATAGCAATGGCCACCGGTTCCCCATCAGTCACGTTGTCAAGTGCCACGCCAACCGGCTTGGTATTTGCTCCTGCAATGGAGGCCATCACGGTCATAGATACCCCGGTTGCAGCGTAACAAACTGCCTGCCCCATCAGGATGGTACCGGACGCGATAAACGTCAGGATCGGCCCGCCGTCTGAAATAAGTTCTGCGTCATTAGTAACCGGCATTGTTGGAAATGCTGAAATATCTGCCATTTTATGCACCTACCATTCGCATCTCGCCCCGTTCAGTATTAATAACGAACGGAGGAGCCTCAAGTTCTTTTGCGTAATCAGTCTGCGACTTGGTTACAGG